TCAAAGGTGGCACGGCATTATTTGCAAAAAGCCTGTGCAAGTATTCACTCACCTCAACATCAATATTTGCATAATCCAAACAAGCGGAAACCAAACCAACGCCAAAGATATTCATTCCAACAATCTCATCTGGCCTTGCACCAGGATGAACTCTTGCTAAGTGGATCATTTCATTTTCTGGAATTGGAATCACGCCTTCTGAAACACTTTGATAGGTATAGCCTTGTATAAAGTTATCCCCACCCATAACAACACGTACACGAGTAGGATTCAATACCCACATTTGAAGCGGTACTTTATAACCAATTGTTGGCGTCCATATAAAGGCATTGCCGTTGATGGACAACCAATTTTCAATAAAGCTGAAAACTTGCGAGCGTGTGAAATACGGGTTTGGATTTGCAATTAAATGCGCCGCCCAATTATCATTACCTACTTCTGACTTTGTAAAGTTGTGCTCTTTGAACGTGTTAAATTGAATTGCACTTAATGCGTTCGCCCTGTGTTGCAAACAAGCAAACACCGTGCCACGCAAACTCATTGAAAGCTCGTTGCCTGTTGGTATTGCAGTTACTTGCCTGTAAGACGAACTTGATTGGTAAGGGCGTTGCAACCTTTTGCCACTCGGTAAAATGGCATTTGAAATTCTTTGTCTAATATCGTCAAGTAAGCTCATACGTATATACTCGGAGTTTTGCGAATAGCATTGAACGCGTGACTTAACGCGTCTATATAATCGTCGTGCCTATCTTGTGGCGTTCCTGTAAAGCTCAAAAGTTCGTCTGTGAATTCTGGATCTAAGTGGCTAACATGAAACACAAGCCCTTGTTCGTACCTTGCTTCGACGGGTTGAAACCGTGTAATCTTGTCACGTGTTGAATGCACACCCACAACGTTCATTCGTGTGTTTCTTTTCAGTTCTTGCACCATATACGCTTGCGCTTGGTTTGATTCGACCGCCACTACACGGGCTTGCCACTTGGATTCCATTGCGATAATTTCGGAGCCAATTTCGACAAAGCTCCAACGGCCTCTTTTTGCATCAACGATCACAATCTCACCTTGTGCAGTCGTGCCAATTGTAATGATCGCCGTATAATCTGCAGTTTCTTTTTGTGAGATCGCAAGATCGACACCAATATAATAAGCCGTGATTTGTTTGTTATCTGATAACTTGATCCAATCGCGCTTAACTTTAGACGCGGAACGATCAACGTATTCAGCAAGGAATTCTTGCGCGAAAACAATTGACGGCATCTGTTCTTTTTGGCGATCGATTTCGGATTCTTTAATCTGTCCGCCCTCGTAAGTTGAGTAATGGAACGATTGCCAATCGGAGTATATATTTGAATTCTGGTCAAGTTCATGAAAGTGATTTTTGCCTTTTGGCGTTGAAAAAAAATACGCATCGCCTTCGTAATCTGCTAGCATCGGACTTATAACAAAGTTCCATGCGTCTTCAGCATTTGGGCAATGCGCCCATTCATCAAGGATCACTCTGTGAAACTTATTCCCGCGTAACCCGTCCGCACGCCAAATGCCTTCTAAGTTCAATTGCGAGTTACCTAGTTTAATCTCGCCGTCTTTGAAAGTCGCTCCAAGTGGTGCGAATAATTGCCTTGCTTCGTTTTGGCGGCCTTTGAGTTCCGTGTAACTTGGTGCCGTGTAGAGTACCATTGCGC